CTCATGAGTCTCTTCAACCTTCGGTGTTTCCTCAGATGTTTCCACCTCGGTACCTGTATCGGCTGCCGGAGTCTCTTCAACCTTCGGTGTTTCCTCAGATGTTTCCACCTCGGTACCTGTATCGGCTGCCGGAGTCTCTTCAACCTTCGGTGTTTCTTCCGATGTTTTCAATTCAGGAACCGGATCGGCTACCGGAGTATCTTTGACATTTGGTGTTTCCTCAGATGTTTCCACCTCGGTACCTGTATCGGCTGCCGGAGTCTCTTCGATCTTCGGTGTTTCAGGATTTGTTGTATTTTTTTTAGCCATCACTTACCCCTTAAACTGTTCCGGTTGATTTATAGGCGAGCTGCCATAGACCGTATCCAACGTTACAACGGCTATCTACACCGTACCGGAATGTATCGCGCATAAAGACGTTTTCATCGTCTTCTTTATCCATCGCTACGAACTGAATCTCTTTATTTTTTTGTAAAATAATCGGTTTAAGCGGACGGCTACAATCCATGATATACCATGCATCAGCATCAGTAAGCCAGTCGGCAACGATATAGTCCATCAACCCTTTTGTAGTGTTTGATTCACCGTTTGCCAATGTATCTTTATTCAAAATATCGATTGCCGTTTGTTCCAGCTCAGGAGGGATAACGAGTAATGTCGGTTTGATACGAAGCGGCTTTCCGGTATCCGTAGTGATTCCGCGCATCTCTGCACGATATTCAAGCAAAGATTCACGTGTAAGTTTCTTGTTTCCAAGATTACTAAATGATACCCCTCCGACATCGTGATCTACGGCGAAAAACGCTTTACCGTCATAGCAGTTTCCATTTGTCTCAAGCAGTCCGAAAACCAGTTCGTCATAATGACCTTTTGCTTCAAATGCCATCGTTTGGATTTGAGGTTTCACGATACCGAGATTATCGTATCGGATATCATCCGCATCTACTTCGACTGTAGCTTCGAACTTTTTACCGGTAATTTGATAGGTATATGCAGTAAGATCTTTAAGAACACGATCTCCGATCCATTCACGCATACGTGGAAAGCTACCAAGCCATGCATAGTTGACTGTTTTTGTATTGGCGTTCACTTCTGTTGCAACTTTGGAATAATCTCCACTGGTTGCTAAAAGCTGTGCTGCAAAAATGGATAAAAACCCTGCTGAAATAGCACGTAAATTAGTACCGTTAATGATCATTTTTTATCTCCTTCAATCCCAAGTTGGGCATTAACTGCTTTAGTTGCTTCATCCAGTTCCTGAACATTAGCTTCCGTGCCTATACGCTTGTTCAAATGTTTTGTATTGGTTTTGTTCAGTTCGAGAAACTGATCCAATGCCGCACCGTCCAAAGTCATAGCAAACTCTTTCGCATTCGGAAGTAGCTCACCGGATGTGATTCGTACATCGATCATTTGTGCTTTGAGTTTGTCATTAGCTTCTTTAAGCTTTGCATTTGCCTCTTTGAGCTGATCACTCAGCGTCGTAACTTTTGTATTCAACTCAGTATTCTGAGCTTTGACCGTGTTTAACTCTTTTTCGAGCAGATCTTTTTCCATACTGTCATCCTCTTCTTGTTTATTTAATGCCGTATTGAGAAGATTGGGTGTATTGACCAATCCAACGCTGTCCAAACCGATAACTTTGCGGTTATCCCCCATGAGGTAAACCGGGGAAAGGTATCGGTAGGAACGGTTGCTTACGAGTCCTTCTCCGTCCGTAGTCCATTCGACTGATGCATAGATCCCGTCTGATCTGAGTTCAAAACTTCCATGAGGCAACCACCCTGTAGCGCGTCCGAAATTATGATTTTCATCGATCGGAATATCGAGTGCGTTTTTAGTGATAGAATCAATCAAAGCCTGTCCATCGATAACAAATGCTCTACCGTCCAAACCGATTACGGAGCCGACTGGAGAGACTTTGATTTTCTCCCCCTGTTTAAAGTTAAGCTCGACAATGTTTTTCAACTTGCCTTGGCGTTTCACTGTACCTCCCTTATTTTGTTTCACGAGTCTAATTCGATTACGATGCCGCAGTATGGCGCAACCCAAAGCCCAAAATCACTCTATATACAGACAGGTAGAGTGACCGCAAAAATCTTTGGAGGTACACTGCGGATTAAACTTGAAAGTAGGCGTAAATGGGAACTAAAGTCACACGTGAAATAGCTCGAAGCATGTACGTAGAGGGATTATCAGTTACCGACATAGCAACAGCTCACGGTGTCAGCGAAGCGGCTATCTATTATCATAAAAATGCAGATTTCAAAGAGGGTATAGACTGGGATACTCTCCGACTGGCAAAGAGCAGAGATACAAAAAACATCGATCTTAAAGAAAACGAATTTTTAGCACTCTTAATCTCAAACTTTGAAAAAGACCTCAAAAAACTCGAAACCATCGAAAGCCCTCAAGAGCGCCTCGATATTCTCTCCGGCTATGTAAAAACCTACTATCGATTAAAAGCACCGGTTAAGACCGACTGTAAAACACAGGTATCGAATGCTATTACTCGCACCGTTACCGTTATCGCCAATCTCTCAATCGAACTCAAACAAAGCGATGTTGTCACCTTCTTATCTGAGCATTCCGATCGGATCATTGCGGAGGTTTTTAGAAATGGCTCAAAATAAGCCCCTAAAAACGATTTTAACCCCTTTAGGCTATGTCGGTATTACTTTATACCCAATCGACAGAGTTAAACGGGAGTTAAACGCATCAGGTGACGTTTTATGAACAAAGAGATAGAAGAATTAAAAAACTATCTCAAAGCTCTCCCAAAATTAGCGGATGAGGGGAGAGAGGAGCGGATCAAAAAAGCGACGGACGATTACCGCTCTTTTATGTACACCTATTTGCCTCACCAAATAGAATTTCAATTTGAAGAGACCAGCGATTTTCGTAACTTTGTCTATGATGAATTGCCGGACATCATCGAGACCAATCGATTGATCGAACTCGAAGCCTATCGTGGAGGGGCTAAGACAACCGTAATCTCTCGCGGTATGACGCTATGGGTAATGCTCACCAAACGTAAACGCTACGGAGTACTTCTATCCAGTACTAATGATGTCGTTGTCGAGAGTATGGAGACGATCAAAGCTGAGCTGGAGGATAACGCTACGCTGCGGTCTGACTTCGATGTCGTTATCGGAACACCGTGGACGGATAATGAAATCGTATTCTATGTCAAAGGAAATCCGGTCAAGATCAAAGCGGCCGGAGCCGGTAAAAAAATCCGTGGTTCGAACTTCATGGGGCAACGTCCCGACTGGATCAACCTGGACGATATCGAAAACGATGAGAACGTCGAGAGTAAAACTCAGCGTGACAAGCTCTATCGGTGGTTTATCAAAGCGATCATGAAATTACCGTCGCGCAAAAGCAGAACCCATACGTTTATGGTCGTCGGTACGCGGCTTCATCATGACTCACTTCTCGCCCGGATCGCCAAACGTTCCGATTGCTATCACCGTAACTTTCCGCTTGTGATCGAGATGCCGTCACGCCTTGATGAGCTGACCAAAGAGAACCTATCGCTTGAGATTGTAGGCGACGCGGTTCTCGATGATCCCGATATCGATGTCCTCAGTATATTTTCCGACTTCCTAGAGGACAAGGAGAGTTTTTACTCCGAGCTTCAAAATCAGCCGATCAGCTCAGAGGGATTGACGTTTGGAAACTATTCGACATATTCCGATGCTCCTGAGATGAATGCATATTATATCGGGGTCGATCCGGCTCTTGGAAAAACAAAGGGGGACTATTTCGGTTTAGCAGTACTTGGATATTCAAAACCGCTCAAGCGTTACTATGCAAGTGTACAGGGTCATAAGACTAAACCTGAAAACATGATTCCGCTTATTGTTTCAAAATTCATATCACTTAGATCAACAGGTGTTCCTGTCAAGATTGCTATAGAGACTGTGCAGTTCCAAGAGTTTTTTAAAGATAAACTAAAAAGTGAGGCACTCTCTATCGGAGTTCCATTGCCGGTGGTTGAGATCAAAAACCGTGCTTCCAAAGAACTCCGTATCGATTCACTGTCTCCTCATATATCAGACGGAACGATTCTCATTGATCAAAATAGCCATCTGCTCGTAGAAGAACTTACAACCTATCCTAAAGCCCCGCATGATGACTTACTTGATGCGCTTGAGATGGCATGGCGCATTGCCTTTAGAGGTGCAGGTCTTGATATGAAGGCCGTTGAGCGTGTGCAGAAAACTTTTAAACTAACTCCAAAAGGACGGATACTCGAATGAAAAAAGACGATAAAGAAAAACGATCACCGATATATCTAAGTATCGATCAGCAATCGGCACTTCCAAAAGTAAATATCAAAAGTACACTTGCGGCGCTGGCGAATGAAGATATCTCTCAGCTCATTCCGTTATATGCTACTTTTTTACAACGTGACCTTCATCTACAGTCGGAAGTATCCAATCGTAAAACGCAGCTTGCATCGCTTCCATACGCTGTTACATCGAAAGATAAAGCGACACAAGAGTTTTTAACATCCTATCTTAAATCGATCGATTTCAGCGGGTTTTTGCAAGAGCTTGCATCGGCGATTCCATACGGTTTTAGCTGTATCGATCTTGTATATGCTGTGAAAGACGGAACATTTGCCCCTTACACGTTTCATTTGATCCCGCAGCGATATTTTGAGTATGAACGTAAAACACGTATATTACAGTTCCGAACCGATAGCTTTACAAAGATCGATCCGCTAACCGATCCGGAGAAATTCATCGTCCATTATCATAAAACCGATAGCGGAGAGCTCTCCGATTACGGTGTGATGAATAAAGTCATTTTTACCGCTCTGATCAAGCACTCCGTTATCAACTCGAATATGCAGTACTTTGAATCGCTCGGTGTTCCCCCGGTAATCGTCAAGATCGATACCTCCAGTGAAGATGAACTTAAAAGTGTCATGAATCAGGTTCTTAGTCTCCGCTCCAATGCCATCGGTATGTTCCCGAAAGAAGCGATCATAGAACTGCTTGAGGGGAAAGCATCGAAAACCGACTTTTTGGATTTCATGCGCTATTGTGATAGCCTGATCAGCCATTTTGTAATCGGGTCGACATTATCAGGTACCAAAGATCAAACGGGAAGCTATGCTCTCGGAGTCGTACATGATGATCGGCGTAAGGATGTTATGCGTCTCGATGCCCGTCTGCTGCAAAAAACGATCAATGATCTATTGCAGCTTGTATTATCATTAAACGTAGCAAGCCCTAAAGCCTTTGAATTTGCATTCGATATCGGTGATGAAAAAGATGAAAAGCTCCTCAGCGAAGTCTATAAGAATCTTTCGGATGCCGGGTTCGATATTCCTCCGGAACATATCTCCAAAATGTTCTCTATCGAGGGGGTGACTCGTAAGACAGATTCAAATCTAAAAGCTCAGAATAAGAAAGAGAAAAATACTTCAGTATCTACTCCGTTTCGTGTTGAAGATCAAGCAGCTGCCATCGATACTAAAAAGCTCGAAAAAAACATCGTCTCTCAGCTCGAAAAGCTGCTCGATGGAATCGATAACTATGATGATGCGCTCCAAGTGCTTATTGAAACCTATCCCGATTTTGATTTTGAGATGCTTACCTCTATGCTCGAAGAGTATTCCGCAAAATCAACCATAGTCGGTGCGGCGGAGGTTGTCAGTGGAGGATGATCTTCTCTATCATTCCTTTTCTCTTCCACCCAAACGGGCGATAGACTATCTATCTCAAAAAGGATATGCGCTTTCATTCAACTATGACGAGCTGATGCATGAAGCCCATCATAAGGCATTCACCGTTGCCAAAGTGACCAAACTCGATTTACTCAGCGATATCCATCAAAGCCTTATCGACGCATTGCAAAAGGGGACTCCGTTCAAAGAGTGGAAAAAGAACATAGCTCCGACACTGGTAAAACACGGATGGTACGGAGAGACTACTGTAACCGATCCGCGTTCCGGAGAGAGCAAAAATATCTATGTCGGATCTCGCCGTCTTAAAACGATCTTCGATACCAATATGCAGGTCTCATATTCGGCAGGCCGTTTCTCGGAGATGATGGAGCTTGAAGATGCTATCTACTGGCGATATGTAACACGCGATGACGGAAAAGTACGTCACTCTCATGCGCTGCTGCATGGAATGGTACGTCATCGAGATGATCCGATATGGAAAGTGATTTATGCTCCAAACGGATGGCACTGTCGATGTAAGATCCGCGCATACACGCTTGAAGACGTACTATCGAGAGGATGGAAGATCACTGATCAAAATACCCCTATACCTGATGGATTCAAAGTAGATCCGGACTGGGCATACGATATCGGTGCTATGCATCGTTACGGAGCAGAGCACTCCTATTGGCAAAAGATATCGGCGATTACCTGCAAAGATCCTAATGCCAAAATAAGAACGGTACTTTGTCCGTTTGAAGAAACTGTCAAATCGGGTTATAAAGACGATATGATGCAACTACTTCCTGACACCGATAGCTGGACCGTATTTGTAGATCGTGCATTGGATACGTCTATAAAACGGCATGAAGAGATGCGACTTGGATATCTGAGTTTCATTGTACCACTTGCCCCTTTTTTGGTAGAGCATAAACCGCTCAGTGATCTGATATTGGCTGATACGGGCAGCATACGAAATCTAAAGGCAAAGGGCGACGAGAGTGTAAGTAAACTCAAAAAACCTACTGATGCCGTTAAGAATACGTTATCTACTGAAGATATAAAGACTCTATTATCGATCGTGAGTACACCGTCAGAGGGTTATTATGATGGAAAACTTATTTTGGTATATGAATTATCAGATTCTGCGAAACTGGTAATAGGAATTGATGTGGGAGATAAAAAAAGGATATACAACACTATTTATAGTGGACAGCTTTATGATACAGAAGAGGGGTTACGGAACTCTTTGGAAGGTAAAGAAAGAATTTTCTGAGCAAGTGAGCCGGATTCGAACCGGCGACCGAACTTAATCTGTTTTACCGCTAAACCTATCACTTACCCAATGTTTAATTATACACCAAAAGTTAAACGCTATGCAAGGAGTTTTATATGATCAAAGTCGATGGAATTGAACCGATCCAAAAAAAGATATCGGCTCTTGCAGCATTGGTAAAAGATACTACCCCGATAATGAAAGAGATCGGGAACGCATTGGAAAACCGCATTGAAGAGAATTTTGATGAACAGGGATATTATGGACAGAAGTGGGCACCTCTAAAAGATGCCGGGGCAGGTTATGATAAAAAGAGGGTTGGAAAGCGCGGGAAACCGTTAAAACGATTTTTGGATTATGTAGCAAATCGAAAGATTTTGAATAGAAGCGGTCATCTGGCTAATCACTGGACGGTTCAGGCAAGCCATAATGAAGTTGTAGTAGGCACGAATGCATGGTATGGAATATTTCACCAATTCAAAACAAAAAATACAGCATTACCTGTTCGGAAATTTATACCGATCAATGAACATGGTGTTATCGATCCGCGTATGTCATCAGAGATTCAAAATCTCATCGTATCAAAGATCAAAAAGGTAACCGACTAATCTTCTTCTTTCTGATCCTCATGCACAGATTTGGCATACTCTTTCCAATAGTCATCGAATTTTATTGCTTCGATAGTTTGAAAAGTCTTTTTACATTTTACGCACATGCGAAATCGTTCGTTCTCAGTCCCTTTTACCGTACCTATGACGCGAGTCTTTTCATGAGCACAGTAGGGGCATATCATAACGCACCCCTGCCGTTATTCATCGCTTCGAGAGTGACAATGATCGTCGTCGCTTCATGCCGATCCAAATTATACAGATGCAGCGGGCGTGATTTGACTTGCCGATGGATGAAATTACGAAGTGCCATTTCACTCGTATCCCGTGCCACGATCGACCACATCATCTCTATCTTAGCGATCTGGGCTTGAGTTGCTTTTCCGGATCGATCCGGTCGTTTGGATGGATCGGTGATGAGAACAGATACTTTACCGTTCAGATAGTCGACCAAGTTCTTCAACTCCAATATCGACAGTTTAGAGCTGCTCGATACACCGTATCCGTTTTGGAGGAAAGTTTCCCATAGCTCACGGTCGGAAGCATATACAGTACGGTAACGGGGGGATTGATGTATTTTTGAGAGAAGCTTGTTTCGGTAGTCTTTTTGCTTTGGTGTCATACGATCTCCTTTCATAGGTACAACAAGTACAACTTTACAACTTCATGATCTACAACTTTTAAAATGCCTATATTTGGGCTTTTGCGGTTATTGTTGTAAAGTTGTAGTAGTTGTACACATTTTCTCATATTGCTTTCGATTGCCTTTTTTAGATAATACCCAATAGCGCTTATTATGCTTCTCTAACCATCCTAGTCGTGTTTTATCCGCCTTATGTGTTCCAACTGCTTCCAGTAATTCTCCTTGTACCATCATGCCTTTCTCAAGCAATGTCTGAATACTTTTTACAAACTCACGCTCTTCCTCTCCCATTGAA